GACTATTCGGTTGCGCTTTTCCCTAGGGAAAGGCGAGTTACCGTGCCTGAGTGCCGCCGATCTTGGCAAGTATCTCCTCTTCCTTCTCTCTCCTCCTGGTCCCTCTCGGGTTTCCGTCCCCTTTCCTCGCGTCCAGCGCGGTTGGGGTCCCGACGGACTTCCTCTCTTTTCCCGTCTCGGGCGGAAGCAAAGGTGGGAACTGGCGCACAGCGTCAGCTCCATAAAGAAGGGTCTTCCTTCCACCTCTTGCTCCTTGCATCGCCCCCCTTCTTCTCGTGAGCCCTGGTTCGCTAAGGCTTGCTCACCTTCTGCCCCCTCTTCTTCCCTCGATTATCTTGCTTTTGCTCGCAAGGTGACCGAAGATGCCTTTCCCTTGGGATGGGACCGGGATTATTCTCGTTTCTGCGAGAATTATTTCCCCAAGCGGTCGTCTCGCAACGATCGCGGGTTCGCGTCTGAAAAATGGTCTGCGAACTCCTCCTACAAGGAGTTCCAGGGTATTGTTCAGGCGGGTGGTCCCGTTCCTTCGTGGGTCGGTGGGTGGGATCTCCGCTTTTCGGAGGTCCCATCTGCTGGGAAGTTGAGAGCCATGGGTGTCCCGACTTACCGTTGGGATACTCTTGGACCCCTCCACGAATGCATCTATTCGTGGTTGAGTGGCAAGGATTGGATTCTGGTCGGTCCTCCGACTTCCTCTACCATTTCGAGAATTTGCAGTTTCGACTGGCAGACTTCCATCGATTTGGTGGGTGCTTCAGATAACCTTCGGTTAGATGTCGCAGATACCATCCTTGGCGCGCTTCTTGCGCGCTGCAGAAATGTGCCCGGCCCCATCCGGGTCGGGGCTCACGATTCCCTTCGTCCCCATGTGTCCTCACCGTCCCTCAGCGGTGATGTCACACATGGCCAGATGATGGGCACCTACCTCTCTTTCCCTCTTCTTTGCATCCAGTCCTATGTCGCTGCCAAGTGGGCGACTCGGGGCCGTGATGCATCGATCTTGATCAACGGCGACGATTGTCTCATCAGCAGTCCGTCTCCCGTTCCCAATAGTGATTACCCCGACTGGGCAATCATTAACGAGCAGAAAACCGGCCGCTTCAGGTCAGTTGCTGAGATCAATTCCACTTGCTTCTTGCGAGAAGCTAGCGGGAAGTGGAAGGAGGTTGTCCACCTTAGAAGGGGTGGAGGCACCGCTGACCTTCGTGGTCACGTGCACCAGGCTGCAGTTTGTCACGCAGCTGGCGATAAATGGGAGTCTGCTTTCGTCCTTGCGAAGAGTAGATCTCGCTGGGTCATTTTGCCCAGCTCTCTCGGTTTCAATCTCAGAGTACTTGAGTCTTTCAAGTATGAACGTCGTTTGAAGAGACGTTCTTGGGCTGTTCTGCAGCCCAACTCTGGTCTTGATGACGGTCGGTACGTGCTTCGTCACGATACCACTGCCGTCGAGCGAGCTGAGGTCAAGTTTGACCTTTGGTTGAACGGTCGGTCTTTCCAGACCGAACAGAAGCCTGTTTCTTGGGATGCGTTTAGGCGCACCCTTCAGAAACCTTCGGCTGCCTTTCACGAGGCGCGCCGAAGAGGTTGGCGCGGTACCGAAGTCAGCTTCGGAGTCCGTCAACCTTCTACTGTTCCTCGTCTCCGTGGCGAGGTCGTTCTTTCGGAGTCTGCTCTTCCAGCTGAAGAGGGGCCGAGGTTTGAGATAGAAGACGGAGGTCTTTATCTCGTTTGCGAACCTCCGCATCCTTACTAGCCTCGGCTGCCCAATGCCGAGGTAGTATGTGCGCGTTTGCGCGGTGTGTCGCACTCCACACACATCAACTTCTTCCTTCCTGGTCGGCCTAACGCCGTAGGACGCCGGACGCGGTTTAGCGGTCCTTCCCTGTCACAAGCAATTCTAGAACATGACTCGCTCTGTTCTATTATTGTATGGGGGGGATGTCAGCGGTCCCGTTTACCAGTTCCGTTTGTCTCGGCCGGTCGCCTTAAATGTGGCTGGGGGGCGCGTGCGAAAGGCGCGTTATGCCCAGTCAGACCTTCAATTACAGAGGAAGAAGTGTGTGTCGGAGTGGCCGGCAAGTGACTAGCTACGGGGTAGTGGTTGCGAG